CCTGCGCGGCCGGTGCTGAGGACGCCAGCGGCTACCTGCTGCTGCCCTTCATCACTGCGGGCACCATCGGAGACATCGAGGTGACCGGTGAGGACGCCATCACGTTCTCCATGACCGGCGCCGTCACCAAGTCCGGTAACGGTTGGGGAACTGGCCCCTACGACGTCGTCAAGAAGGCCAAGCAGGGCGGAGGCGGCTACGAGAACGCCAAGCTCCCGACCGCACTCGACCCGCTCGATCACCTGCTGATGATCGACACTGCGCTGGCTCCTCCGCCGGACAGTGACCAGCCGGTCACCGTCCCGTGATGGTAGGCTGACGCCACCGCTTCCCGCCGGCCCTCCCCGGCACTGACAGCCCCGTAGAGCGCACAAACGCCCTGCGGGGCTGTCACCGTACCCGCCGGCCTAGAAAGTCCGCCTACGGACCTATCAGAGTGTCCTATCGGTATACTCAGGCTTGCGGGCACCGCTTATCGCGGCGTAGCCATCCCGCACCCAGCACGCACTGTAGGAGAGGGCATGGATGTAATCGAGCAGGGCTATGGCCCAGGAGACTGGCCGGTCTCCTACAGTGCGTGCGAGGACCTGAAGGAGTACCTTGACGAGGCCGGACGGCCCGAGCAGCAGCACACCTTCGAGGCGATGGCTACCCAGCTGCTGTGGGAGTGGACCGGCAGGCGCTTCGGGACCGACATCGTCTCGCTGCGTCCCGAGCCCTTGGCCGGGCACCAGCAGCCCACCTACCGGGGCACCACCTACCTGCGTAGCACCTTCGCCCCGGTCCGCCTGGGCGGGGTGCTGCACGACGTCGTGTGCGGGTCCTGTGGCCGGGTGTGCGTGTGCTCCGACGGTTGCCGGTCGATCCGCCTACCCGGCAACGTCTACCGGGTCCACAAGGTCACCATCAACGGCCAGATTCTTCCCGCCGACGCCTACCGGGTCTACAACCGCTCCACCCTCACCCTGACCGGACGCACCGCTACGCCGGGTACCGAGGTTCCGGCTGTATTCCCGGCAGTACAAGACCTGTCTCGGGACGTCACCGAGGAGGGCACCTGGGAGATCCGCTACTCCAAGGGCGTCCCCGTCCCAGAGGGCGGCATGGTCGCCGCCGGAGTCCTCGCACTCGAGCTGGCCAAGGCCGCCTGCATGGACCGCGACTGCGCCCTACCGGCCCGCCTCCAATCGGTCACCCGCCAGGGCGTGACCGTCCAGGTGCAGGACGACTTCGACGAGATGCAGGAGGGCCGCACCGGCATCTGGCTGGTCGACTCCTGGGTCGCCTCGATCCGCAAGCCCCGACAGATGGCGCGGGCCTACAACCCCGACGACTATGTCCGCAGGCAGCCCGCCTCACCGTCTAGGTGGGGGAGCGTGATCTGGTGAGCCCCGCACCGCGCCTGAACCGGTCCCGCCGCGCCGCCGGGGAGGACTACGCCGCTCTGTCCGGTCGGGTAGCGTCCCCGACGCCGTCGGAGGTCCACTCCACCGCGCTCGCCATCCTCAAGGGCGGCGCGGCCGTGCTGTCCAACGCTGTGTCCCAGGCGTACGTCGCCCCCGGCGCAGAGGTGGCCTGGGACGAGTGCTGCGCGGGCCACCTGTACGTCCGCGTCGTGACCGTCACGCCGGTCTTCGGCCCGACGGCCATCGACGGGGATCACTGCTCCATCCGCTACTGGGCGGCGACCTTGGCCCTGGGAACGCTGCGCTGCGTGGAGGTCGTGGACGACCGCGGCCGCGGCCCCCGCCCGTACGACCTGACGGCCGATGCTGCGGTCCTGCACCAGGACATGGCCGACCTCGGCTCGTTCCTCACGTCCCAGACCAACGCCTCGGACATGGAGTGGTCCGCCCAGGGCCCGGATGGTGGGTGCGTCGCCGGCGAGTGGACCTTTATGGTGAAGGTGCGCTGCCCGTGACTCACGTGCGAGTCCGGTTCAAAGGCCCCATCCGCGCAGACAAGGTGGCTGACATCACAAAACAGGCCGCCCTGAAGGCTACTCGGCGCACGCAGGGCCGCATCCAGCGCAATATCCGCTCCGCAGGCCGTGTCAATACCGGCCGTATGGTGAACTCTGTCACAATTCAGAGGGTCCCGGGTAAGCACCCACTCAACCCGACGTTCTCCGTCGGTGCCCGGACGCCCTACGCCGCCTACCAGGAGTACGGCACGCGGGCTCACGGGCCGGCCACGGCCTCCCGCATGGTCTTCACGCCGAAGGGGTCTCGCACCGCCGTCTTCGCGAAGTGGGTCAGGGGCATCCACCCGGCTCACTTCGTGCGGGACGCTATGCGGCTTATCAAGCCCTCTGACTTCCATTAGAATCGCCTCATGGCTACTATCACGATCCCCGGCAAGACCCGGAAGTCCATTGACGTCGAGCTGGTCGGCACCGAGTACACGGTCCGCCCCCCTAAGGCCTCCGTGGCCGTCTTCCTCTCCCAGGCTCTCAAGGACGCTGGAGAGGACGCTGAGAAGCTGCTGGACGGCCTCGCCAAGTGGAACCTCGTCCTGTTCGGCAAGAAGGTCGGTCCTGAGGTGACCGCCCGCCTGAACGATCCGGCCGACGACCTCGACATCCAAGACGTCGTTGAACTTATTAGCGCCGTCATGGAGACGAGTGGGGAAAACCCTACTACGTGATCCAGAGGCTCCTAGCCTCGGCCTACTCGGAGTGGGACTACATCGACGGGTTCTGCCTCGGACACGGCATCGACCTGGAGAAGCTGTCCCTGAATCGCTTCTGCCACGTCATGTGGTGGATCCTCACCCGCAACGCTGGCGAGGAGAACGACACCGAGAAGCTGAAACGGGAGCTGTGGATGCCCCCGAAGGGTGTGGAGGTGACGGATCCGCGCAGCCCCTGGTTCGCCGGGAACGAGTCTGGAGGGTTCAGCGCGCTTAAGTCCTCCCTCGGGATGTGACTGCACTGATAACACAAGCCTATGCGGGCGGTATCATGGCCTTAGGCAGATCGGGCCGCGATGCCGCCCGCTTGACGTACGAGCGGGAGGGGACCCGTGGCAGACAAGATCGGCGAGGTCGTCGTAGAGGTCGGCGCTGACGCGCGCGACTTCCGAGGCGACGCTGAGCGGGGCATCGAGAAGAGCCTCAAGAAGATCGGTAAGCGCATCGAGCGTGCCGCTGACAAGTGGGCGCGCGACATGCGCGACTCCGTCAAGGACGCCCTCGACGGCGTCGTGCTTCAGGTCAACGCCCGCATCGATCCGAAGGATCTACGCCGCATCGAGCGCGCCATCGGGCAAACCAAGGGCCAGGCCCGGGCCGAGATCTCCAAGCGCGACATCGAGGACATCAAGCGCAAGCTGCGCCAGATGGACTCCCGGGCACCGGTCAAGCCGGTCCTTGACGACAACGCCGTGGCCAAGCTGGGCCGCGAGCTCGACGAGATGAAGGCCGCCATCAAGGCGCGTGTCGACCTGGACAAGGCGTCCCAGGCCAAGGCGATTAAGGCCCTCAAGGGCCTGGACGCCGAGATCGACGCCAAGGTCGAGATCGACGGTCGCGACATCGCCGAGATCAAGGAGAAGATCGCCAACATCAAGAGCGATCTCAAGGTCAACGCCTCCCTGGAGAAGGCTGCCCAGAACAAGATCAAGGCCGAGATCGCCAAGATCGACGGTCGGATTCCTGCCAAGGGAGAGCTCGACCGCACCTCGGCTCAGAAGCTCCGCAAGGAGATCGCCGAGATCGGCGGCAACATCGAGGCCCACGCCAACCTTTCGGAGGAGTCGAAGCGCAAGCTCAAGCACGAGCTCAACAAGCTCGACGGCAAGGCCACCGTCAACGCTGACCTGGACGACGGCAAGGCCCGCTTCGACCTGGCCCGCCTGACGAAGAAGCCCTACTTCGTCGACATCCATGCCCGGCTGGCGAAGGCCAGCATCGCCAAGGTCGCCGCCCAGCTCAAGGCGCTGGCCGGTGGGAACATCTTCGGCAACCTGAAGAACTCCCTCAATGACCTCTTCACTAACCTGGACACGGCCGCCGTCAAGATGGGCGCCGTCGGCACCGCCGTCCTCGGGCTGGTCTCAGTCCTCGGCTCCGGTGTCGGCATCGTCTCCGCCTTCGGGGTGGGTGTCGCCCACAGCCTGCCGGCGCTCCTGGCCCTGCCCGGCATCCTCGGCGCGGCGGGGGCCGGCGTAGGCATCTTCGTGGCCGCCATGAAGGACGCAAAGGACGTTCTCGGCGACCTCGGGCCTCGGTTCACCGCCCTCCAAGAGGACATCTCCCTGCACTTCTGGGGAGAGGCCGCCGAGTCCGTCCGCTACTTCGCCAACAGCGCCCTAGATGCCTTAGGCCCGTCCATCGCCAGCGTGGCAACCGAGATGGGCATGATGGCCGCCGCCGTCACCGACGTGGCGACCGAGCACATCCCAGGCTTCCAGGCCTCTCTCGGCTACCTGGCCGAGGCGATGAACATCGGCGGCGACGGGGCCGGAGCCTTCACCGACGCCCTCCTCACCCTCGGGGAGGTAGGCGCCAAGTACCTGCCCTCCATCGCAGGCTGGGCCAACGACGTGGCCTACTCCTTCCAGAACTGGGTACAGGCCAAGACCGCCTCCGGCGAGATGGATCAGGCCATCCAAGGCGCCGCCAAGACCTTCGGCACGCTGAAGGACATCGTGGTCGACCTCGGAGGCATCCTGGGCGGACTGTTCACCGCCATGGCCGCCGGATCCGCGCCTCTGGACTCCATCGCCGCCGCCATGGACCGCGCGAACAAGGCCGTCAACGGCCCCCTGTGGCAAGGAACCTTGACATCCATCTTCTCCTCGATGGCTGAGGCGTCCTCGCACGCCTTCGCCGGAGTAGGGGCCCTCGGTCAGGCGTTCGTCTCACTGGCCCCCACGATCTCCACGATTCTCCCCCTGGTCGGTCAGATCATCGAGACCGGTCTGAAGGGCCTGTCCGCCGCGCTCCAGGACCCCGCCTTCCAGGGCGGCCTCGTGTCGTTCTTCCAGAGCGTCCTGACCGCCGTGCAGGCACTCGCTCCGGCCATGCCTGCCTTGGGGCAGGCGTTCGGCGCCATCGCCACCGTCGCCGGGCAGCTGCTCGTCGCCGTGGCGCCCCTCATCGCCGCGCTGGTCGAGCAGCTGGCCCCGGTCTTCACCCAGCTGGCCGCCCTGTTGGCTCCGATCATCGAGCAGCTAGGCGCGGCCCTGATGCCGATCATTCAGGCCCTCGGACCGCTCCTGTCTGCGCTGTTCGCAGTCCTGGGCCCCCTCATCAACGAGCTCCTTGCGGCGATCGTCCCCCTGATCCAGCCGATCGTGGATGTGCTTGTCGCAGTGCTGATCCCGGCCATCCAGCTCATCGGGATCGTGGTGCAGGCCCTCATGCCGGTCGTCTCCGCGGTCCTCCAGACCATCGCGCAGCTGTTCCAGGCGGCCCTCCAGATGATCGCGGGCCTCATCAAGACCGTAATGGCGGTCATCCAGGGCGACTGGTCTGGAGCGTGGGAGGGCATCAAGCAGATCGTGTCCGGCGCGTGGAATGGGATCGTCGCCATCGTCCAGGGCGTGGGGAGGATCCTGTGGGCCGCCGTCCAGGCTATCTGGAGCCTGATCGGCTCCGCCATCAGTGGCGCCCTGTCAGGAATCATCAGCACGGTTTCCGGCTGGGGCTCCTCAGTGGCCTCGCTCTTCTCGGGTGCCTGGAACACGGTGAGGAGCATAACGTCCTCGGCGTGGTCCGGCCTCATCAGCGCGATCTCGTCGTCGATCTCCAGCGCCATCAACACGGTGCGGAACCTGCCCAATAGCATCAAGAACATCTTCTCCGGCTCCGGCTCCTGGCTGACCGGAGCCGGTCGGAAGATCATTCAGGGCCTCATCAACGGCATCTCCTCGATGATTGGGGCCGTCAAGGGCAAGCTGAACAGCCTGACCAAGATGCTGCCCTCCTGGAAGGGCCCCGCCCCGGTCGACAAGGTGTTGCTCAAGCCCGCCGGTGAGCTCATCATGCAGGGCTTCGTCAAGGGCCTGGAGTCTCAGTACGGCGTCGTGCGCAACTCGCTGGCCGGCCTGACTGACGACATCGCCAAGCCCGCGACCATCGGACTCGACTCGAAGGTCAACGTCTCCCCGGTCCGCGGCGGGAACGCCCGCACCGGGAAGATGGACGCCACCCGCGGCCCGTCGGGCACTGATAGGCAGATCCAATCAGGTGCTACCATCAACATCACCAACAACTATCCGCAGGCGAAGTCGGACTCGAAGACTCGCGACGAGGTCGCAGAGGGCATCCGCCTCGCCGCGCTGATCTGAGAGGTCACCCACCCATGGCCATCTACTCACTCGACGGCGTAGACCTGGACGACGAGAAGATGCGTTGGGTGCTTGCCTCCGAGACGACCCTGTCGACTCGAGGCGAGCCCTGGCGCATCAGCGTCGACATCCCGAACCGGTTCGGCGTTCTGCCGATTCCGGCCACCGTCCTCAAGCCGGGGACAGTCGTTCTGAAGTTCACCGTCTTCTCCTGGGAGGACGGCCGGGGCGGCAACCGCTGCAAGGGCGGCCTCGACCAGCTGGAGTTCAACCTGCGGGCCCTGCTGCGCCGCCTGACGGCCTTCGGCCGCATGCAGACCCTCGGATTCCAGCCGCAGGGCAACACGCTCAAGGTGGCCGACGTGCGGCTGTCGTCCTCCATCGAGCCGACCATCGATCCCGAGGCGCAGATCGCCACTCTGACGGCCACCTTCGAGGTGGCCTCCGGCCTGTGGCGCGACCCGCAGCCGACGGTGGTAGACCTCAACGACCTGGGATCCTTGACCGGCGGGAACATGCCGATCCCGGACCCGTGGCTGATGCTGTCCCCGACGGGGCAGACCTGCACCCTCAAGGACAACATCTCCGGCTCCACCTTCACCTTCAACGGCTCTCTGACGGGGGCTGAGAGGCTGCTGGTGGACGTCGCGTCGTACCGAGCGTGGAAGAACCCGTCCGTCGACTGGCAGGCCGTGGACGGGGCGCGCAGCGCTGATGGGGAGATCTCGATGAGTCTGGGCGGCTTCCGCCTGGACCCTGACCCCGGTGGGAAGATCTCGGTGACTGCGACCGGCTGCACCGGCTACATCAAGGCGAGGAGGTCGTACTGATGCCCCGCCGCCTGGACTTCCCTCGCGGGCTGGGGATGCGCTACGTCGCCTACGAGGAGGCAGGCGCCCGCCTCGGCGTCCTGCCCGACGCCCTGGCCGGCACCTTCACGTGCCCGCGCCAGGAGACCCCGTCGCTCACCCTGTCCTACCCCAACGGGGAGCAGGGGGTGCGCGGCATCCTGCTCGATCGCATGGTTGAGGTCGCCGTCGAGCTCACCTACGACGGCGTCACCTGGACCGAGCCTCCAAACGCCCGCTTCATGAACCTGTCCTCCTCGTGGAACCTGGTCGAGGACGGTACCTCCCACCGCACGGCGGAGTTCATCCACGTCGGGCAGCGTCTCGACGGCGCCCTCGTGTGGTCGGTCCCCGCCGGGGCCGCCGACAAGGACGGGAAGTACAAGTTCAACTCCCGCACCGCCGGGCAGATCCTCCGCACCATCTGGGACGCCGCCGTGGCTCGTGGCTGGGGTAAGGGGCTCGACCTCGACTTCAACACCACGACCGACTCGGCCGGGCAGGCGTGGGCCACCAAGACCACGGTCTCCTTCGACACCACGATCTCGCTGAAGTCGATCCTCGAGGCCCTGATGAACATGGGCATGATCGACTACCAGTGGCGCGGCCGGACGCTCCAGGTCTACAACGCTGACGCTGCGCTCAAGCGGGAGAATCAGGACGTCGTGTGGCGACTGGATGCGGGGACCACGTCGGCCCCTGAGAAGCTGGACTGGTCCAAGCTGTGCACCCACGTCCTGGTCAAGGGCGAGGGTGGGCGCCTGTGGACCTTCCGCAACCCCGAGGCCCCGGCAGATCTACCCCGCACGGAGAAGGTCGTCGAGGCCGGTGGCGTCGAGCTGGAGACCACGGCCCGGGCCGTGGCTGACCTCACACTCAAGACCGGCGCCAACGCTGCGCAGGAGGTCAAGCGTGAGTGGGAGGCCGACGACGTCCAGTGGATTCCGTTCCTCGACTACCGCTGCGGTGACTGGGTGCGGGTGGACCGGCGCACCGGCCTGGAGCGTATGCGTGTGACGCAGATCTCCATCTCCGTCACGGAGAACGGCCGCTGCCAGGGCCACACCACCTTCGGCACCGTCCTAGATGACCTCCTGGCCCGCATGGCCAAGAAGCAGAAGGGCATCCTCGGAGCCGTCAACTCCGACGGGAAGAACCCCCGCCCCGAGGTGCCGAAGAGCAGGTACGCCCCTCTCGCGCCTCAGGGCCTCAACGTGTCGTCCACGGCAGTCATAAACGCCGAGGGGTGGCCAGTCGCCGTAGCCTCGCTCCAGTGGAGCCCCGTGACGACCGACGCTCTCGGGGTGGCCGTGGACGTCACCGGTTACGAGATCGCCTACCGCGAGCTCCCCAACCTCACCGGCCCCATGTTCGCCTCGAAGGGCACGTCGGTGGAGACCGGTGGACTGACCTGCGGTAAGAAGTACGCATTCTCTGTGAGGGCGGTCACACAGGACACCACCGGCGCCTGGTCGGAGGAGGTCGTGGCCACCATGGCCAGCGACGTCACGCCCCCGCCGGTGCCCACGACGCCCCAGCTAACCCAAACCCTCGGCGTCTTGGGAGTCTTCTGGGACGGTAAGGGCGTAGGCAACGCCGGTATGCCGGACGACTTCGCCGGTATCGAGGTGTCGGTGCACGCCCCCGGCGCTCCCCCGGCGCGGTTCACGGACATGCCTCGCCCCGTCCAGAGGACCAACCTGGCCGGTCTGGAGATCAGGGAGTGGGAGGTAGCCCTCCGCTCCTACGACCGCGCCGGAAACCGATCCGCGTGGTCTCAGCGCGCCCGCATCCTGCTCGAGCAGAGCATCGATGCCGACGCCATTGCTAAGAAGGTCGAGGAGAAGCTGGCAGGTAGCGACGCCGTGCAGCGTGCCGCCCGCGAAGGCACCCTCAAGGAGATGAAGCACCTGACGGACGCCATGACGCAGGTCGCCACCTCCCTCGTAGATGCCGGACCGGTACCCCCCGACGCCGGTAAAATTGGTGCGAGCGTCTGGGTTGCCCCTGATGGTCGTGTATTCATTCTCAGGGCTGAAGGAGACAAGTGATGCAGCCTTACATCGCAACAAAGGTCTGGAAAGACGGCTTCGGCGCGGGCGAGACCCGCATCACCGCAGCGGACCTCACCAGGATGGAGTCAGGCATCAGCGCCGCCACTCAAGGCGTGACAAATGTCGAGAACGGTCTCGCCACGACCAAGTCCGAGCTTCAGCGTCGTATTCAGGATGCGGCCACCTCGGCCGCCAACGCCGCCTCGCTCGCGCTACCGGTCGGCGCGATCATCGCCTTCGCTGGCGGCGAGGCTCCGACCGGATGGGTCCTGTGCAACGGAGGCCTGTACGACCGTACTGCGTACGCCAAGCTGTTCCAGGTCATCGGTACCTCCCACGGCACCACCTCGCCCTCCAACTTCCGCGTGCCCGACCTTCGGGACCGGTTCATCGCCGGATCTGGGAGCTCCTACTCGCTGGGAGCCACGGGCGGTGCCGCCACTGTCACCCTCGGCGTGAACAACCTGCCGCCCCACACCCACGACATCGGAGGCAAGACCGGCGAGCCCGGCCGGAACGGCGTAGGCATGTACGCCTCCAACGTCTCCGGCGGTGCAGCGTGGCAGGTCCTGTCCACCTCCGAGGCCGGCTCGATCTCCGGCCTGATCGCTAAGTCGACCGGTCAGGGCACTGCCCACGAGAACAGGCCTCCGTACATGGCCCTCACGTACATCATCAAGACGCAGTAAGGCGAGCAATGGCAGGACCTCAGAACCCCTCAGCGGCAGACCCCAAGGCCCGGGGAGGGCAGTACGTCACCTCCCCGGGATTCGCCTCGCCTGGGCACTCGACACCGACCAGCTCCCGCACCGCCCCTGACTCCACCGTCGTCTACTCCCCGAAGGGTTGGCGCTGGGAGGAGGCGGGGGACAACTACTCCCTCGCCGTGTCCAAGATGACCGGCGCGGCCATCGAGTCCGCGGTGAGGCGCATGCGCACCACCTTCGGGCAGGTCTTCTACATCAAGGGCGACGCCACGACCCGGCCCCCCTTCGACGGGGAGACCGTGGGCGACACCTGCCGTGTGCAGGATGGCATCACCCTCGACATCGTTGCGGAGTGGCGCTGGACCGGCTCGTCCTGGGAGAGGATGCAGGTCGACAACCAGCAGATCTCCAACCTCGACGTCGGTAAACTCACCGCAGGCTCGGCCTCAATCAACGAGATCGCCGCCCGCAAGATCGCCTCCGACGTGGGCCGGTTCCTGGAGCTGACCACGGACCAGCTCACCGTGACGGGCGACGCCTCGTTCACCAACGTCGTTGCCCGTAACATCTGGACCAGGATCATTACCGCGCGACAGGGCGAGTTCGAGGAGATCCGGGCCGGGATGATTGCGGCCAACTCGATCACCTCCGACCATATCCAGGTGGGCGCCCTCGACGGGCAGGTGATCTCCGGCGCCACCATCCAGACGTCCAAGACCCCGAACCGGGGGATCAAGATCACCGATGCCGGGATGGAGGTCTACGCCAGCGATGGCTGGCAGTCTTTGAGCATTGACGCCTGGACCGGCCGTGTTCAGATCTACGGCAGGATCGGTCGCCGAGACACCTGGTCGCAGGTCCACTTCGAGGACATCGTCTCCCGCGAGACCAAGACCGACAGCTACAACGGCACCAAGTTCGGCTGCGGCTTGTCGTTCCAGTCCTTGGAGGACAACTGGTGGGCAGCCACCATCGCCCTCCAGAAGGCGTCGAACGGCGACCCCTCACTGGTGCTTCAAGGGCCGGTGCGCAAATCAGTAGCCAACGCCTCCCCCTACATCACCGTGGGAGAGGCTGCCATCGCCATGTACACCCCCGCTGGTAATGGCTCCTTCTCGTTCAACTCCAACGGCGTCTTCTTCACCGGCGCCGGCGGCTACATGCGCGCCACCGGCGAGGAGTTCGCCTACGGCCTCCTCGGAAAGGGAGCCGGCAAGCTGTGGGTCGGCAAGGGCGGCTACATCCTGCGAGCCACCGACTGGACCGAGGGTGGCTGCTACGTCGCCGGCGGTGACGTGGTCATGGCCTGGAACCAGAAGAACGCCTTCTGGTGCAACTCATCCGGCGTCCACTTCACGGGGACGAAGCAGTTCGCCATGCCGGTGCCCGGCGAGACGAAGCAACGCGGAGGGCTGTGGCTGACGCACTCGTCGACGGAGTCGCCCTACGACGGTATCGAGTACTGGGAGACCGTCACCCTCGGCGAGGACGGCACTGCCCGCTGGGAGCTGCCCGCCTACGTGCCGAAGATCGCCTCAGAAAAGGCCCCATGGATCGTCCTGACCGAGTCGGGCGTGTCCGGGACCCTGACGAAGACGGGGTACGGGGTGGATGCGGCTCCGTGGTACGTCACCCTCAAAGGCACTCCGGGGGCCCAGGTGTCCGTCCTCGTTAAGGGCGCCCGCAAGGTCAACGTGGACTGGGATGACGCGGGGGAGCCGATCCTGCGCGACTACGCTCGGGAGTCCATGTGGCAGCCGGGGCTGGCCGTGCCCGAGGACGGCTTCGGGGCTGAGATACTTGGAGGAGGGCTGTACGGCCCCGCTCCACGTCCAGACAACTATGAGGAGAACCAGTGAACGAGTCCGCACAGGGCCAGGTCGACGCAGTCCAGGTGATCGACGCCCTGACATTCGAGATCGCCGCACTCACCCGCCGCGCCGTGGTGGCTGAGATGCGGGTCGCCGCCCTTGAGGCCGAGAAGGCCGGAACGGAGAAGAAGTGAGCGTAGGAACGACTACGGCGGGGCAGGCCCGCTACCTGGCCGACACGGCCAACATCGGCTACAGCCAGCCGGAGCGCCGCTCGTGGTTCTCAAACGCCGACGAGCTCGGTTACGTCACCACCGCCCAGAACGCGGACTGCTCGTCCCTGGCGTGCGGCTGTATCAACTACGGCCTGCACGTCAACTACGGCGTGCCGTGGGGTCATCGGGCTATCCTGGAGATCGATGACTTCTGGACCGGCAACATGCGAGGCGGGATGGAGGCCCGTGGATTCGCTGAGGTCCCCTGGAACGACTCGGACCTCGCCCCCGCTGGGGGCTTCCGCACCGGCGACATCATCCTCTCCGCCGCTAACGAGGGTGGCGTAGGCCACGTCGTCGTGGTGGTCGAGGACGGCGATGACCCGCTCGTCTCGGAGGCGTGGATCGCCGAGGACGGCAGCATCGACGGCTACGCCGGCGACACTACCGGCCAGGAAACCCGCACCGTGCGCTACTCCGACCACCCGCACACCGCTCGCGGTGCGTGGACGTCGTGCCACCGCTTCGACGACTCACGCTTCGTGGCGCAGTGGCCGGAGTTCGCCCACGCCAACGCATCCGTAGCCCCGGCTCCGATCGCCCCGACCGTCACCAAGTCGGTGGCGACGTGGGGTGAGATGTGGGGCATCGATGTCTCCTCCTACCAGTCCAGCGCCGACCTGGGGGCGCTGCCTGGGCAGTTCGTCATCATCAAGGCGACCGAGGATGACGACTACGTCAACCCCTACATGCACACCCAGGCCCAGCAGGCCCTCAACTCAGGGAAGCGCATCGGCTTCTACCACTTCGCGCGCCCGACCAGCTCGGTCGACGCACAGGTAGCCGCCTTCATGGACGCCGTCTCCCCTTACCTCGGCCGGGCCACCCTGTGGCTGGACTGGGAGGCCAACGCCGTCCCGCTCGGCCCGTCCTGGGCGCTGGCCTGGCTCCAGGCGGTCGAGGGCCGCTCCACCGCTCGCCCGGGCATCTACATGAACGGCTCTGCCGCTCGAGGTTACGACTGGTCTGCGGTCGCCTCGCGCTACCCTCTGTGGTTCGCCGGCGGCCCCTACTACTCCGACCGGTACGACGGCTGGGGTGACCCGCAGAGTCCGGACGTCCCGTACTGGGGACACCCCTTCATCCACCAGTACACCGAGGACGGTCACCTCCCAGGCTACGGCGGATCCCTGGACCTGAACCGTGCCCGCGGCACTGACGTCGACTGGGACTCCCTGGCCGCGGACGACCCGTCCTACCAGGCTCGTGACGGCTACGGCCTCATCCGTGTCAATGGCATCTGGGACCCGCCCACCGCGCGGCGCTTCCAGCGCGTCATGGGCACGTGGGGCCACCCCGAGCCGTGGGCCGTGATGCACCTGGTGAGGTTCCTGAACGCGCAGGTCCCGTCGGCCAGCATTCGTCACCTGACCGGACTGGACCAGCTGCCTGAGGATGGCGCGTGGACGCAGAACCTCATCATCGTCCTCCAGTACCTCCTTTGGAACTGGGTCCCAGGTGTACCGGAGTCCGACGTCTGGCGCCGCTTCGCCCCGGACTGGCCGTTCGAGCAGTTCGTGGACGGGCAGTGGGGCGCCGCCACCTGTGCAGTGCTTCAGGAGGCGCTGAACCGGTCATGGGGCGACTCTAGGGCGCTCATGCATGACCCAAACTGACCGGATGAAAGGCTGAACCTTCAGCCACTTCCCTCACTCATAGGGATAGACTAAGGGCGGGGCCATCAGGCCCCGCCCTTACCTATGGAAGGATGCAGATGCACTTCATCTACACCGAGCGCAACGGCGGCAAGGAGTACGCGATCCTGCGTGACGGCTGCCAGACCCAGCACCCTCAGGGCATCATCGCCGAGGCGTACAAGCAGGCCCTCGGGAACCCGACGTTCCTGTGGCCGGACTTCTACGACCGCCTCTGCTACGACGCCAACGAGGCCCGTGAGGCGAACGGCAACGACCACGCCAACGCCACCATGATTCAGCTGGAGCGCGCCTTCAGCCAGCACGAGGGGTCCCCCGTGTTCAAGGGCTTCCGTGACGCCTTCCGCAAGTTCCTGAAGGAGAGCAAGTGATGTACACCTCAAAGTCTTTCTGGTCCGGCCTGGTCGAGCGCGCCGTGTCCACCTTCGCCCAGTCCCTCCTGGGCGCCCTCGTGATCGGCTCCTCCATCGTCGAGCTCGACTGGAAGGCCGTCCTCGGGGTTGCGGCCACCGCGACCCTGGCCTCGGTCCTCAAGTCCTTCGCCACCCCGGCGGAGACCGACCGGGCCATCCCCACCGACACCCCCTCGACGCCCGGCTACACACCGCGCCACGCGGGCTGAGGTGACGGTCTAGTGCTACCAGCAGGGCACGTCCCAGGCCCGATTCTCGCAGTGCTTACCTCGCCCGACACGGTCGCGGCGGGGACGGCCCTGCTGGTGGCCCTCATCACCTGGCTACGGATCACCATCAACAAGCAACAGCAGCGCCTGGAGGAGAGGATGACCCGGATGAGCGCCCACGTGGTGCGAGCGGCGAACGCGGCGGAGTCGGCCTCGGAGGGCGTACACAACAACCACACTGAGAACCTGAGAGACGACCTCGACATCAAGTTCGGCCAGGTCCTCGACGGTCTGGCCCACCTGACGTCCGCAGTGGACGAGCTTCGGGCCTCGGACCGGGAGCACGACGCCCGCATGGCCCGCCTGGAAACCCAGGTCGAAGGTGTCCGCAATGACGCTCGCACTGATCGGTCCCACCTATATGCGGAGGTCCAGTCATTGCACTATCGTATTGATAGAGTGAAGACTGAGACGATGCCGTTACGTCAGGAGCCTTGATGTCTGCCTCAGTCACCGTCACTGGACGAATCACCGGCCCCGACGGCCTTGGCCGTATGGGGAGGATTCGTATCACCCCCGTAGCCCTAGGAGCTCCACTACCCGCCCGAGACATCGTTGCCGGGCGGGTGTCCCTGCGCATCGGACCTGATGGACGTCTGGTAACGACGGACGGCGGGGACCTGACCATCCAGCCGGGAAACTATGAGATAGATCTCAGTATCCCCGGGGATCTGGGCGCCCATGTGCGCACAATCCGTAACCTCTCAGACGGTCAGATCCTCAATCTGGCCGATCTCCTCACCTCGCTGCCCGCCCCGCCCCCGGCCCCGCAGCCACCTACCCCTCAGCCTCAACCCCCTATACTTCAGCCGCAGCCCGGCGCTAGGGGAGTCCGGAGTGCGGGCAATGCCGCTACACTGGAGGCTATCAATACGTCTGAGGTCATAAGCCTAGGCGATGGAGTACTCACCTGGAGGTAGCGGCACTATGGCCGACCTGACTTGGTACAGCCGCGAAGGGGCTGACAGTCGATTCCTCACCAAGCAGGCGGCTGCCGCGCTAGCCACCGAGCAGTCCCGAGCCTCCGGTGACGCCGCACTCGATCATCGCATCGACGCCGTTCAGGCCACTGCTCAAGCGGCCCTTCCGAAGTCCGAGGCTGAGCAGACCTATGCCACGAAGGAAGCCCTTGCTCAGGCCCAGCTGGGCGGAGGCGGCCAGGCTCCGGACCTCTCGTCCTACGCCACCAAGAGCGAGGTGCAGACGGCCGACACCGCCCTCGGCGGCCGGATCGACTCCCTGACCCAGACAGTCTCCACCGTCTCGGCCAAGGCCGACGCGGCCGTTACCCGGACAGACCTGTCCGCCTACCAGACCACCGAGGCCGCTGCCACCGCGGCCCAGACCGCCGCTGCCGCTGTAGCTGAGACCTACGCCACGAAGGCGTCCCTCGCCGACTACCTGCCCAAGACTGAGGCCGCCGGCGTCTACGCCACCAAGAGCGACCTCGCCAACGCCCAGCTCGGCGGTAAGGGTGAGGCTCCTGACCTCTCCCACCTGGCCACGAAGGCTGAGGTCTCCTCCGCCGACACCGCCCTCGGACAGCGCATTGACGCGGTCAAGGCCACCGCCGACGCGGCGGCTCCGGCCAGCTACCTGTCGGCCTACGTCACGTCCACGGACGCTCAGGCCACCTACGAGACTAAGGCCGACGCCTCCCAAGCGCGCCAGGAGCTCTCCGGCCGCGTCGACTCCCTGTCGACCTCAGTCTCCGGCGCCGCTACGAAGGACGAGCTCTCCTCGTACCTCACCACGGCCGCCGCTCAGGCCACCTACGCCACGAAGAGCGAGGTCGAGGCCGCCAAGCCGGACCTCAGCACCTACGCCACCAAGGAGTCCCTCGGAGGCTACCTGACCTCCGAGGACGCCGCCACGACCTACGCCAAGGCCGCCGACTTCCGCCAGCACGTCGCTGACGCGGACGGCAAGTTCGTGACCCGTAGCGAGCTCACGGAGACCTACTCCACGAAGCAGGAGCTTCGCACCTACGCCGCCTCCGCCAACTCAACCTTCGCGCCCGCCTCCCTCGCCGGCGAGGTGGCCTCGGTCAAGGAGACCGCAGACGCCGCTCTGCCCAAGGACGTCGCCGCCACGACCTACGCCACGAAGGAGGAGCTGACGAAGGCTCAGCTCACCGGGGACGGGAAGGTCCCAGACCTGTCCGGCTACGTCAAGACGGCTCAGCTGGGCGACTACGCCCTGAAGACCGAGCTCGCCCAGTACGCGCGCACGTCGGCTCTGTCCCCCATCTCCACCAAGGTTGACGCGGCTCTGCCGAAGACCGAGGCCGCTGACACCTACGCCACCATCGAGGCCGTCACTGAGGCGAAGCGCGTCGCCGACGCGGCCCTCCCCAAGACCGAGGCCGCGACGACCTACGTCGCCAAGACCGACTTCGAGGCGTTCAAGAAGACTCCCGGCGCCAAAGGGCCCGACGGTGAGAAAGGCCCTCGCGGCGATAAGGGGCCTGACGGTGACCCCGGACCCGTCGGACCCGCCGGTCCAGCTGGGCCTGACGGCAAGGCCGGGCCTGACGGCAAGGCTGGCCCGTCCGGGGCGCCCGGCCCCGCTGGAGCCGCTGGCCCCGCAGGCGCTAAGGGCCCGGACGGTAACCGAGGTCCAGACGGCGCGGCGGGTCCAGAGGGCCCTCAGGGCCCGAGAGGTCCCGAGGGTCCGAGAGGGCCTGAAGGGCCGAAGGGTCCCGCAGGGGACCCTGGTGAGCTGACCGGCTATGTCAAGAAGGAGGAGCTGACCGCGCTCGAGGGGCAGATCGAGGCCCTGATCGCCGACCAGTCCCCCTTCAAGGCCGGGGCCCGCTACTCCAGCCCGGTCACCTACTACTGGCCGGACTACTACAACGGGGCTGCGGGGACGTCTAAGTGGGCCAAGGCCCTGAAGGCGGGCTCCACCCTCGGCATCGTCATCCTGAACAAGGACTCCGGCAACTGGGACGAGAAGAACGAGGACTTCGGTAAGCAGGCCCGCCTTGCCCTAGGCGCCGGTGCCAAGCGTGCTGTCTTCTATGTCAAGACCCAGTACGGAGTCGCCAGCCTCCCGACCGGCGACCAGGCTCGCAACGGCGTCCCGAACCCGGACAAGTACACCAAGGAGTACATCCTCGGGCAGATCGCCAAGTTCACCGAGCAGTACGGCGATGTCGTCGGGGGCGTGTTCCTGGACGAGACCATCAACGGGTGGGGCGCGCAGGCCGGCCGGGTCGCCTGGTACAAGGACTTGATTGACTCGATCCGTGCTGAATACGGCAAGGGCTTCCTCATCGTGGTCAACGCCGGGTCAAACATGAGCCCGGATGTATGCGCCCTGGACTTCGACGTGGCGATGATGTTCGAGCAGGACGCCGCCAAGTTCCTCACCGAGGACCCGAATGCGCCGATCCTGCCCGATCACATGCGCGCTTACCCCTCCAGTCGGTGGTGGGCCGTCGTGCACGGTGTGACGAAGGACAACTACAAGCGCGTCTTCGAGAAGGCCGACAGCCTACCCATCGGGCACCTGTACATCACCGACGGGGTCCTGGTCGAGGACCCGAACCGCGGCGGCCAGTGGCAGCCCGTGGGCAACCCCTACGAGAATCCCCCGTCGGAGCAGCTGATTCGTCTGACGTCTGCGTGGATCCGGGGCACGTTGGAGCTCGAGCTCACGATCGAGGACCTGAAGGCCCAGATCGCCGAGCTCAGGAAGGGCGGCGGCGGTGCCGCCCCGAAGAACCCATTCCTCGTACTCGGGCCGAATGACCCGATCCCGGCAGGGACCGCCAACGACACCGTCATCATTCGTAAGGAGGCCTGACCGGTGCCCGACATCGAGCTCTACAAGGACTATGGCCAGCCGACCGTCGAGGCCTTCGGCCTTCACTGGATGGTGCGGACCGACGCCTGGCACCCTGGCGGTCCTGCCGCGAACCAGAAGTGGAACCCTCAGGCCATCGCCAAGCAGCCTGACGGATCCCTCTACATCTCGACGTCGGTCGTGGGCGGTGAGCCCTACTCGGCTGAGATCGTCTCAGCCGAGTCTCTGGGGTACGGCACCTTCGAGGCTTCCTATGAGGTCGTCACCCCGGCCAAGATGCGGGACCTCCACAAAAACGTCGTATGGGGCATTTTCCCCTTCGATTGGGAGGACACGAAGCCTGGCTACCAGGAGATCGACATCGTCGAGGACTCCTACTGGTCGGGCTATACGGACATGGTCGGCAAGTACACCTACTACCCGGGCGACGAGAACAGTGGGAGGCACCTGAACGACCGCGTGTGGACGCGATCCGGTAAGGGAGCGACTGTCCGCATGACGTGGCTTCCGGGGACCGTGAGGTGGGAGACCTGGGAGAGCCACCTCACAGAGGAGAGGGCCCGCGTCACTCCTGTGAACGAGGGGGGCTACTACTCGGGCACGCTGACGGACTCGGTCCCCGTGCCGCGCAGCCAGCGCGTGCACATCAACCTGTGGGCATTCCGCGGCAAGGGCGGGTGGGAGACGATGCCTGCCACGACCATGCACTTGAAGAACTTCAAGTTCACGCCGTGGGAGGGAGCCTACGGCGTCCAGCTGGGAGAGTCGGGCTACGGCCGGCTATCGGTCGTCAAGGACGGCGGCGAGGGGGCGGTGTCCGCGGGCGTCAAGACGATTGCCACGGATCCCCTTCCGCTCACCCCGCCCGCCGAGCTGAAGGCCGGTGATGGCGTCTATGACGCCTGGACCCAGGTCGGTGATGGCTCCATCCTCATGCGCAACGTCCAGGACAACGGTGACGGGACCGTAACGATCAAGCACATGCACCCTATCCCCGGCCAGTCCGGGCTCTACTCACGGGAGGTACGAATCTGATGGCTATCACCACCGCAGAGGTGCGAGTCTACTCGGCCGAGCACTGCGACAAGACCTTCGCCAAGAAGGGCGAGGCCGGCGGCGGTGAGGGCGGCACCCCGTCCAACATCCTCGTGCTCGGTCCTAACGACCCGGTCCCGGCCGGTACGAAGGTCGGCACCATCATCGTGCGACGGAGTCGCTGATGGCCTCGATCTACCCTTGGCCGGGGCGCTGGTGGACCAATACCGGGAAGTTCGCCGGCAATAACCTCACGGTCCAGGCCGGGACGATCTTCGTCCCCTGGGCCAGCGAGGCTAAGCCGATCGCGTCCGGGCGTTGGAAGATCACCTTTCACTACACGGCCTCGGCCGCCTCTACCGTCGACATCAAGCACAACCCCTTCAGCAAGGCTGACGAGACCGCTCAGGTTGGCCAGTTTGAGCTGGGGGAGATCACCCTGTCTCCAGGAGTCAACGCCTCCCAAGAGGTGACGCTTGAGCTCAAGGACAAGTCCCAGCCGCTGTGGACTCCGCAGTTCCAGCTGAAGGCTGGGCAGCCGGACGTCACGTTCCACAGCATCTCCGTCGAGGAGGCCGCCGCAGCTCCCCCGCCGGCGGTGGAGCAGTACAACCCTTACGACGAGCAGTACGTGCGGTCCTGGGCTCACGCTGAGGGCACCGCGGGTACCCTGCGGCCGATCTCGGCCACCTCGCAGGCCGGCGACATCGCAGTCCTCGCGTACTCCTCGCAGTGGGGGAACACGCAGGCGCGCCCACCGTCGGGCTGGTCCCCAATCGTCGCGACTAGCGGTCTCGGAGGCCGCTCAGGCTATGTGGCTGTGCGCGACGTGTCGTCCCCCTCGGACACTCAGAACGTCGCCCTGTCGGGGGAGTTCAGAGGCGGGGCGCGCGAGAACGCGCTGCTTGTGGTCCTCAAGGGTGTGCAGTCAGTCACCAACACCGGCTGGACCACGGCTCAGCCTCAGGCTGGGAAGCTCGCTCTGACCTTCTCGCAGCAGCACGGTCGCAACGTTGATCCTCCGGTCGAATGGCGCCCGCAGCACTCGAAGATGGTCTCAGGCGGCCACGACGCCGCCGCCTCGTGGTCGGCCCTCCTCGGGGCCGTCACCGTCGGCGGAGGCCGGCCCGGCCCTCAGGCGTGGGCCCAGGTCTTCCTAACGACCGGCGGCAACGGTGGGGGCGGCACCCCTGCCCCGGGCGCAACCCCCGCGCTCCCGGACCCGGCGACTACAGAGATCCAGGGCCTCGGCCCGGTGACGGTCTCGGTCGTCGTGGACGGGCAGCTCAACACGGCCTCAGCCACGATGCGGTCGCTGCCTGCCGGCTACCCGTCGATCGATGCGATGGTCGGCACCCCAGGGTTCCTCGTCGCCCACCGGGGCGGTTCAGCCTCCTGGCCGGAGGCCTCCATGCGGGCCTACACCAACGCCGTCGCGCACGGGGCCGGGGCCCTTGAGGTCTCGACCCACAAGACGAAGGACGGCGTCTGGGTCCTGGCTCACGACCAGAACCTCCAGCGCGTGGACCCCTCTGCGCCGGAGACGCACATCTCGCAGATGACGTGGGCGGAGGTCAAGAAGTTCAAGACGAATGGTGAGCCGATCCTGCGGATCGAGGACTACCTGGACGCCTACGGCTCCACGCACGTCACTGTGCTGGATCCCAAGTACTCGGCCGCGCAGTGGTCTGAGCTGGCTCTCCTGCTGCCCACGAACGCGAAGGATCACGTCATCTGGAAGAGCGCTGGGGACGCTACTTGGCTCGCCGACCAGTGGCGGGCCGCGGGGTGGAAGTGCTGGGGCTACATGTACGAGCAGCACGTGACGGGAGGCCAGGGCCGCTCATGGGCATCGCACTGGGACTACATAGGCATCCCCTATGAAGCGTCCGCTACCAATTGGAACACCGCAAAGACCTTCGGTAGGCCTGTCTGGGCTCACATCTGCCCCACCAAGGCCGCCTACACCCAGGGCCTCGCGAAGGGGGCGGTCGGCTGCATGGTCTCCGGCGTCGCTGACGTGCTGCCGACGTCGGTCGTGTGACAGATCACCCCCGCATCTGACCGATGCGGGGGACTGTCTCTCAGGACCAGAGGCGCCAGTTCTGGGCGTTGCCCTTCCGGGCCTCGAAGGTGAGGATGGCGGGTCTGGTGGAGTCGCCGGAGATGTTCGTCCACCAGTCGCTCCCCCGATCGGCCGACGGGCACGAGATGATCCAGCGGGCGTCCCCGACCTGCTGGACGGCGAAGTTGTGCCAGTGCCCGTGCACGAGGATCCTCGCGTCGTAGAGCCCGCTGCGGCGGCCGAAGGCTAGGTCCCGGAACCATCCCGGCACCTTGGACTGCGAGCCCGCCAGGTGGCCGTGAGTGAAGCCGATGTGGGTCCCGTCGGCGGCCTGCACGGTGACCGCCTCTTCCCACTTCTCGGGGCGGGAGAAGGTGACGTGCTCGAAGCCCTCCCGGTCCGCGACGATGTCCTCGATGTTCTTCGAGATCATGATGCCGAAGTCATCGTCCGGGGCATTGGCCCGGCTGTTCTTGCCGGGGCCGGTACGCACCGCGCAGTGGTTGGACGGGACGGCCACATAGACGAGGGAGTCGCACAGCGGCGCTAGGAGCTTCACGGCCTCGGCGTAGAGGCGCTGTACGGTGCGGATCTGGTCGGTCAGGCTCAGGTCATTGGTCTGAGCCTGGCTAGCGACGTTCCAGAAGCCCTCGGTCGAGTCCCCGACGTCGGCCACGATGATCCGCTTCCACCGCTTCAGGCCGGCCAGACTGCCCGCGATGTCGTGCAGAGCTCGGCGCACGAGCCTGACGGTGTCCGGGGTGCCTCCCCCGGCCTGCACCTTCCCACATTGCAGGTCCGCCAGACAGACAATTGGAGTTTCCTCGCGCGCCTCGGCCAGGGTCGACGCCGGCGGGATGTAGGGCTCGGCGAAAACCGGCTCCAGGTCCTCCCAGGACAGGCGTTTGGCCTCCTCCATCTCGAGGGCACCCGGGCGGTACTCGATCTTCTCGTATGAGCCGTCAGCCAGGCGGACCGTCTTGCCGCGCTTCGTGATCGCTCCGACGGGTAGGTCGAAGAACTCGTCCTGAGTCAGCTCGGCCTTGCTCTTCCGTTTCAGCGCACGGCGCCGGCGTCTGACGGTGGCCTCAGAGGTGTTGAACTCGTCGGCCAGGTCGAGGTTCGTCTTTCGCTCCCGCTCAGGCAGGGCGTCGTTGGCGATAATCGCCTCTTCCAGCGGGCTCATGGGTCTCCTATCGCGAGGTGGCTGGATTCTTCTGCGTAAAGTCTATATCCGCCCACACCCTCTTCCACAAATCCAGTCACCATTTCGGTACCTGCGTGTTACATGTCACTAAGATAACCCTTGTCAGGTGTTGCGGTCGCCTCCCTAACAACCTACAGTTGAGCCATGAGCACTTCCACCTTCATCATCTCCGGCAAGGCCTGCCGCGGCTGCAAGCACTGCGAGCAGGGCTTCCAGCTGGTCAGCCTCAACCTCATCCACTGGACCCTCGTGCTGTGCACCGGATTCCTCTGGCTCGCCGCCCCCTTGTTCCACAAGCGCTGCCTGTGCTGCGGACACAGCCTTTACCTGAACAGGCACTGACCCTCACCGCCAATATCCTCACCCAGCTACCCGCCTATAGGAGACTACAATGACATCCATTGCCACTAATCACATCGCCTTTCCCGACCGCGTCAACCCTCTGACCGAGCGTCGTACGACGGCTCAGGCGTGGAAGAACGCCCTGACCCCGCTCTTCCAGTACGTCAACATCGTCCCCGTCGAGATCGACGGTGAGATGAAGGCCCAGGTCGTCGCGGACAACGGTCAGGAGCGGGTCGTCACTCTGCGCCCGTCAACCCAGGTACGGGGCCACTACGACCTGTGGGACGTGGAGGTGTATTTCAGATCACTCGAAGTTGGCCGCCTTACGCAGGTCGGAAACCTCAACGATCTGCTAACCTTCATCACACGGGACATCTAAGGCAGATATCTCACCCTGACGAGGGTCGCAGCCCCTACTCGCTGGCTGGGCGGGTGGGGGCTTCCTCGTGCCTGAAAACCTAAATCTTGTCAGGTCTTGCGGAATCAACTGACAAAAGTTATGCTTGGGTCATCCACCAAAGGCGTCGCACGCCGCGTCGCTACCTGAAGGAGACACCATGAGCATCATGGACCTGAGCAAGGTCATAAGTAAGGCCCGCAAGGCCTCCCAGGGCTCGCACACGCCTTGCGGTCCTATCACGTGGGTGTGGGGCAAGGACGACCTCAAGGCCCTCATGCAGGCCATCCACAACGCCTCCGAGGTCGTCATGGACCTGGAGACGACCGGCCTCGACGAGCACGCCGAGGCCGGCGGCGCCACCAACGGCGGCTACCCCGCCCGCATCGTCCTGGCCGCCCTGACCCTCCCCGGCGCTGCCAAAGTCGCCGAGGGCGCCTACAACTGGCGCAGCTTCGACGGTGAGCAGCCGATGACCTACCTCGTGCCACTCTCGCACCCGGCCAGCCCGCTGCTCGGGTCCTGGCGAAAGGTCATGGCGATCATCGGACGCGAGATCAAGCGCAGCGGCCGACCCTTCGTTAACGCTAACATCAAGTTCGACGCTCGGTGGGTCTTCGCCCAGGCCGGCGTCGACCTGTCCGACAGCATCGAGTGGGACACGACCGTCTCCTCCCAGCTGGTCGACACCGAGGCCCGCACCCGCCTGAAGATCCGCGCCGCGCGCGACTTCGGTATCGAGGAGTGGGACGACTTCGACCTAGGCACGCCGGGTGCCGCCGAGCGCGTCGACCTGATCCAGCTCGGCGAGTACGCCGCGCGCGACACCTACTACACCTGGAAGATCGAGCAGGAGCACCGAGATCAGATGTTCCTGACCGGTGAGGAGGAGCCCTTCGACTCAGACGACATCCAGATGGCCCGCCTCGGCAAGGTCGCCACCTACGTCGCCATGCCCACCGTGAAGACTCTCACGAAGGTGGAGCAGCGCGGCTTCCTCCTCGACGTGGACTGGGTCCACGACAAGATCAAGGAGATGGACGCCAATCGCCTCCAGGCGTGCTCGGACATTCTCGGCCTGTACGGCACCGAGCCGGCTCCCGCCCCGGCGAAGGACGGAGTGACCACCGCCGCTACGTCTAAGTGGTTCCAGGGCTTCGTGGCCCAGGCCATCGAGGCCGGCGACCTGCGGGTCACCGCACGCACCGACTCAGGCAATGCCCAGTGGAACAAAGCCGTCCTCATCGCCCAGCAGCGGCAGGGCAGCCCTGCCGCCGACGCCTTGCTGCGTCACCGCGACGCAACGAAGACGCTGGAGTTCCTGCGGTCGTGGCTCGAGCTCAAGGACCCCGCCAACGTGATCCACGCCACCTACAACGTGGGATTTGTCCGCACGGGAAGATTAAGTTCGAGCAGCCCGAACGTCCAGCAGATATCGGCCAGGCTCAAGCCCGCCTTCATCCCGAGGCCGGGGCACGTTCTACTTGACCTCGACTACAGCCAGGTCGAGCTGCGCGTGGCGGCGTTCATCTCCCGCTCGGCCCCGATGATCGAGGCGTTCCAGCGCGGCGACGACCTGCACCGCCTACTCGCCGCGAAGATGGCGAACAAGGCACCTGAGGACGTGACCTCCTTGGAGCGCAAGAGGGCCAAGGCCGGCAACTTCGGACTCCTCTACGGAATGAGCCCCGGCGGCTTCCAGTCCTACGCTGCTACCGCCTACGACGTCGCCATGACCCTTGACGAGGCCCAGGCCGTTCACGCCGCGTTCTTCGAGATGTGGGACGGCATGCGCCAGTGGCACGAGCGCGCCAAGCGCCGAGCCTACGAGCGCGGCTATGTCACCTCTCCGATCGGGCGCACTCAGTGGTTGTCTGACCTCTACTCGAAGAGCGCCTTCAAGGCGTCCCACGCCGAGCGCAACGCGCTGAACAGCCCAGTCCAGGGATTCGGCTCGGACCTCATGCAGATGGCCGCCGCCTCGATCATGGGCACGCTGCCAGGCTACCCCCTGCCCCGCGTCGAGGGGGCTCACGTCGTGGCCACCGTGCACGACGAGATCTGCATCGAGGCGCCGGAGGACCGCTGGCAGGAGATCCTGGTCGAGTGCAAGCGCCGCATGGAGGACGTCAACACGTTCCTCCGGCCGCTGGACTGCCGGATGGACGTCCCCATCGTGGCCGGCCCCAGCGCGGGCACCCGATGGGGAGTGCACGACCTGCACGACGAGGACGACCCGCTGCCGGTTGTCTGACCTCCGCAGCCCGCACAGTCTGACGCTTCAACCACGTTAACAGCATTAACCAATCGCACCAACCACACCCATAGGAGAACCCAATGAGAAACGCCCTTCGCGACTACCACTCCAAGCTGTCCACCCTCAACGGGAAGCCGGCCGCCCACGTCCGCGACCCGAGGGCCGAGATCGAGTACCTGGTGCAGATCACCGACCAGCCAGACCCCGCCGGCCGCTACCAGATCACGATGCTGCTGTGCAAGCCTGACGAGGGGGTCCGCTTCCCCGACTCGATCCCGCACCGCACCCTGACCGAGATCGCTGCCGACCTGCTCAAGCGCGAGAAGCCTGCCCCCTTCGGAGGCAACCGCTACAAGGGGCCGGACCCCTCGGTCCTGCGCGAGATGGTCGACGCCGGCATGACTCGCCAGCAGATCTCAGCGAAGCTGGAGCGCAGCCCCTACACCATCGACTCATGGCTGAAGCGGGCCCGCCGGATGGACCCCACGTTCCCGACGTCGCTCACGAAGGCCGGCGAGCGTCGGGCACCGTCCAAGCGGCAGTCCGTCGAGCGTCAGGAGATGGAGCGCGAGGCTGCCCGTCAGCGCGAGATCGAGGCCGCCCGCAGACGGATCGCAGAGCTTGAGCGACGCTGACCGTCCCGACCCATAAGCAAGAGCCCCCGCTTCGGCGGGGGTTTTCTTGTACCCTGCGTCACAGGTATACCCCCCAGGGGTATACCTTTTCACGGTTAGATCCGTGCAGTGGGTCACTAGTTTCTAGTACAGCTGTACTAGAACGGTCATTCTAGTTCAATGGTGAACTACCCACGTACAGATGTTCGAAAACACTTCGACAGGGACCTTTCCCCGCAACGATGCCGAAAGGTCGCTCACAAAGAAGGTGTCCGCCTGGTGAGACAAGTTGTCTCACCTAGCGTGCTGTGACCAGGCTCACCGCCCCGTAAATTTGACCGTACCATAGCTTTAGAGGGTAAGTAGTACGGATGTACCAGAACTGGCCTTTTGACTGAAACGACGCCCGAAGGTGGCAATTTTGAACGACGAGGGCCAGACGAGGTTCCGCCAAAAGGTCCCCATATCCTGAGAGTTTCCTGGATACGGTACAACCGTATTGCCACCATACTTATGTCAAAGTGTATGACGTTATACACCCCCCTGCAACGCACTCGGGCGTGTCGCTTTTATAAAGTGCCCATTTTCTGGTACACCCGTACCATTTAGCCCGAGGGTTGGCGAAAGTGGCCATTTACCGACTGCTAGTCGGCGTACTTTGTGAGCAGAAGAGGGACACAATTCACAGCCGCTACCCATTGCTTTTCGCGGCCCAAATCTGTTAATCGCGCGCCCACACACACACTCGCGCCCCCCGAAGGGGGGCGCTCGTGTGTGTGTGGGATGTGTGTATATTCCGCTGCCGTTTCCGTTGCCGTTTCCGTTGCCGACCCTGCGCCGAAGCTCGGTCGCTTCGCTCCCTCGGATCGGCTTGGGTCCCGCCGAAGCTCGGCGACGCCCGCTGCGCTTCGCTGCGCGGGCTGCCTCGGTTCGGCGGGGCTGAGGCTCTCCAGTCCTCCTCCGTCGGACGACTCGGGCCGTCGCCAGTTGTTCACCCAGGTTGCTCGCGGCGGCTCCGCCTAGGGGCTCCGCCGCGCTCGGAACCTGGGCTCAGAACTGGCTCGGCCTCGTCGGGGAGGTGTGGCTCGTGGTCGGCGCGTCTAGCTCGCTCCTCGCTGCGCTGCGGGCTCGGAATCCGCGCCTCGACCACTCGCGACCTCCCGGACCGGCTCGGATACCCTCAGAGGCCGTCAGAGCGCTTCTGAGCGACTTTCACGCCGTGTCGGCACTCCTGGACGGGTAGGGCGCCTCCAGGCCGTCTACGGCGCTCCTACGGGCTCAGGCAGGCGGGCCGCCGGGAGCCTCGACCACGTCAGCCTCCGCCGGTCCCCGCCGGTCCCCGTCGGTCAAGGGAGGCGCCCGGCCCCGCGCCGAATGTGAGCGACACCACTGCGAAAAAGGCGCTCTCGATTTGCATCGGGGGCGTCGGTGCGGGATGATTGGACCAAGCCGCCCGGAGGGGCGATACGCGTAGTAGCCCGGATCAGGGGCCCGACGGGGCATCTGCCGAGGGAGTGCGAAGCGGGACTAACCGAAAGGCGGCACAACTCCATAAGTGGAGTGCCTTCTGGCCTGCTGGGTGACCAGGAACGGGATGCTGGGTGCACGGTTCCGCGTAGAGCGCCGACGGGCGGTCTACGCGGGGCCCGGCCCCGGGATCGAGTTCCCATCCAGCAAGCGCCACTGCGGACGACGACGTAACCGCAGGACGTGGTCAGGAGGCCGAGCAGCTGAACCACCTCGAAAGCACGTGAAGCTAGCTGGGGGCGCACCTTGGGGGACCTTGTTCGTAACCGGGTCAGCCCTTGCAGGCCCTACGGCGACACCAGCGGCTAGAGGACCGGGTTGAAGGCGCTACGAAGAGCTGACAGACGGCAGCACAGCACGTCGGGCAAGTAGGGCGTTGGAAGCGGTACCTCGTTAGGCAGGGGGAGGGCTCCGATACTGCGGGACAAGGCCCGCGCCACCTTCGGTCACGTAAGGCGGCGAGGCCCGCTGAGAAGCCTGACCCGGACCGTACACCCGGGTCACAACCGGACCGGCACCGTCGGTCCCGTCATCCGGCCCAGATGTCGCGAAGTCAGGGCCCACAACCAGCTAGACCCTCGAACGGCCTCATCGTCCTTCGGACCACCTACACGTTCCGCCGGCCGGCCTGATCAGCCGGACCGATGAAATCCACCCCCGTGCAGGGACATGCACAGCCCCGCCGCGCCGGAGCCGGCGCGCCGATCTCATTGCAAGATCGGGTAAGGTATGCCATGCATACACCTGCTACCCAGATCGGAGACGAGATGCCCAGAATTCCAAAGTCGAAACTCATTCCCTACGTGGACGACCGCCCCGACCTCGACCAAGAGTTCACGCCGTTACAGGCCCCCACCTCGGTCGACTTCGGGAGAAAGCCCGGAGATCCTAAGGAGCCCCGCAAGCGCGTCGTCCTTCACATGAGAATGAGCACGTGGGAGAGGGTGTCCCGTCGGGCTGACCGTCAGGGCCTTCGGCCCAACATCATCGTGGCCCGTCTCCTGGAGGCCTACGGGAACCGGGAGATCGACCTAGCTCCCCACCCGTCGGGCATCAAGGTGACACCTCACCGGACAACCTTCGCCAACCCGGACAACCCCTCGAATCGGTAGTCCGGGTCTCGGCGTACCGGCCCGCAACTGATAACCACCGACCCACTCGAGAGATCCCATGAGCACACCACCGAAACGTCGCGAGGCGGTCCTGGAGGCCGCCTGCGACGCCTACCGCCGGGGGCTGACACCAATCCCCCTCCCGCGCCACTCGAAGTCGCCGAACATCACCGGCTGGACCGACATTCGCTGGCCCGATCCGGAGTATGACGCCGGAGAGGGTGAGGAGCTGGTCCGCAAGACCTTCTCCGACCAGATCGATCAAGGCTCGTCCAACCTCGGCGTCATCCTCGGGGAGCCCTCGGGCAACCTCGTGGACGTCGACCTCGACCACCCTACGGTCCAGCGCCTCAAGTCGATGCTGCTGCCGCCCACGCCGGCCGTCCACGGGCGCGAGGGCTCACCCGCGTCCCACTACTGGTACCGGGTGGCCGACGGAACTCTGCCGCCCACCCGCCGCCTGCGCATCCCCGCTCAGGACGGCGGCACCGTCGTCTCGGTCGAGATCCGCGGCACCGGCGCCCAGACCGTCATCCCACCGTCGATCCATCCGGACACGGGGGAGACCTACGAGTGGGAGGGTGAGCCCTGGGGAGGCTCGGAGGGGCCCACCGTCATCGACGGCAACGAGCTGCTGGCTCAGGTCATCCTCCTCGGGCTGTGCGCCGTCCTGCTGGAGGCGTGGCCCAAGAAGGGTGGCCGACACGACGCCTACGTCGCACTCGCCGGCGGTCTGCTGCGCTACGGCGACTCGCAGACTGTGCACCCATTCTGGGAGCGCAACGCCGCCCTCGTCATCCGTACCCTCGCCATCGCCACGCACGACGAGGAGGGGCCGGCCAAGCGGGAGGCGGAGGCCATCGCCTCTACCGCCCGACGCCTCCGAGAGGGCGGGCAGGCCGTCGGGTTCACCCGCTTGGCGGAGTACATCGGTGAGGAGAGCGTGCAAATCGTGGAGCGCCTGGTCCGCGACGCCGAGGCCGCGGCCGGCTTCGAGCCGGACATCGCCGGCGACCGGCCCGAATGGGCGAAGAAGTGGGACGGCATGCAGATCGAGCTCTCGCCGACAGCCGAGCACGAGTTCTCCCCCTCAGGAGCTCGATCCCTCGGCCGCCTGGACGGCGAGGGATCGGGCGCGGTAAGGGACTCCGCCGAGCTCGGAGAAGATGCGGACGGTGGCGAGGACGAGGACGCACTCGAGGACGTTGAGCGCGAACCTCTCGACCCGCTGGAGGCTCGTGTCTCCACTTGGAGCCCCGTCGACCTGGAGCCTTACCTCTCGGGCAAGGTTCAGGTGCCGGACCCCGAGGTCTGCCGTCGGAACGACGGTCGGTCGCTGATGTACCGGGGACGCGTGAACATGCTCTTCGGGTCCTCAGAGTCGGCTAAGTCGTGGCTCGCCATGGCGATCTGCCTCCAGGAGATCGAGACCGGCGGGCGGGCGCTCTACCTCGACTTCGAGGACGAGCCCGTTCAGACCCTCAACCGCCTGCGTCTCCTGGGCGCGGCAGATGATGACCTTCGGACCCAGTTCTCCTACATCCGCCCCGAGGGGCCGCTGGCGGACATGCAGCGCAACCGGTGGGGCAAGGACAACCCCACCAGATCGGGCGAGTTCGCTCAGGACCAGTTCAATATGGCGCTGAAGACCCTCGACCCTGACATCATCGTGGCCGACGGTATGACCGCCCTGTATGGCCTGCACGGGTTGGACGCGAACGACGCCGTCTCGACGGACGTCATCACGTCGTGGCTCAAGAGACTGACGCGCAACGGCCGATCGACCGTCATCATCATCGACCACCAGGCCAAGAGCGCTAAGAAGGGTTCCATGCCCATCGGATCGCAGCACAAGGTCGCCATGGTGCAGGGGACGCTGCTTCAGGTGTGGCCGATCAAGCAACCGATGCCGGGCGCCGTCGGTGAGATGGAGCTCGTCGTTCTCAAGGACCGCCCAGGGCAGGTCCGCGCTCACTCACAGCGGACCGGAGGCCGCGGCAAGGACCAGGTGGCCGGCGTGGTCACCCTCGACAGCCGGACGGAGGGCCGATCGTCGCTCATCATCACGCCCCCACGACGTACCCCCACGGGCGGCGGAGGACATCTCAACGCGGACGGCGAGGACATCAACGACGTCGAGGATCGTGATGAGCGTGTCGAGATCGACCTGACCGAGATGACGGCGACCATGGAGCGCATGGCACTCCATCAGGACGAGGAGGAGGCCGTGCTGGCCGTCTATGGCGGAGAGGTGGGGCGCGAGGCCAAGGCCGAGGACATCTACCTCATCCTCGGAGAGGATCTTCCTCGCAATAGCGCCAAGGCCGCCCTCGACCGCCTCGTCCGTAAAGGGTGGATCGCCAAGACCGGATCTAGGCGAGGCGCCACCTACACTCTCGTCGCAGTTGCTGATGATTGATTGATTGAAAGGACCTATCAGTGAGAGACTACTCAAAGCTCCCCCTTCTCACTCCAGAGGAGGCCTACGAGCGCGCCGTCGAGCTCGGGGGCGATGACTGCCCCAGCTTCGGCCTTGACTACCGGGTGAGGAACCTGGAGTCGTGGAAGGCCATCGAGACGCTGCTGAGGCAGGATGACGTCTCACAGGTCATTGTGGCGTCCTTCGGTCTACGACGATTCTCGAACTCCCTCGACGCGATCAACCTGCTCCGCAGTAGAGGATGGCAGACGCGTCAAATCAGGATCGAGGTCCAGCTCGACGGTCGGAGGGCTGAGGTGATGGCTCTCAAGGCTGTCTACGTAGGCGACTAACGGCTTCGCTACGCCTATAACTACCCCAGTGACATGAGTCACTGGGGTAGTTTTCTGCACCCTATTGCATGCCGTCATACACCCGCCTAGACTGAAGCCATCAGCCAAGACATCCACCTAGAAGGAGAAAAGAAAATGGGAGGAACTCCCCGTAAGAGGGCACGCAGAGAGGCGAAGCGTCAGCGTGAGGCGTACTGGAATGACTACGTAGTGGATGAGGGCGGCCTGAAGAGGGCCTACGCCGAGTACGCAATGACCGGTGTCCTGGAGGATCCTAAGACCGGGGAGCGCTACTGCCCCTCGTGCGAGCGGGTCGAGGACTACTGCGACTGCGGTGGCGGGGACCCGCTGATCTGACCTCCGTCACCGCTACCACTACCACTACCACTACCACTACCACTACCACTACCACTACCACTACCACTACCAC